ATCAACACCCTCGCGGCGTTGATTGATCAGCACCATGAGGCAGTCAGCGAGCGCCCCCGATTCCACATGGGGGCGTCAGCTCTCGGCCACCACTGCGACCGCTGGCTCTGGCTCAACTTCCGGTGGGTGGTTGTGCAGGAGTTTCCCGGTCGGATGCGCCGCCTGTTCCGCCGTGGGCACATGGAGGAGGACGTGCTCATGGCCGACATGAGGGCGGTGGGCATTGTGTTCAGTGAGGCTCAGGCCAAGGTCGATTTTGGCGGCTTTGTGCGGGGGTCGGCCGATGCCGTGATTGAGCGGGGCGTGCCGGAGGCGCCGGGCAAGCGCCACGTCGCTGAATTTAAGACCCACAACCGTCAATCCTTCAAAGATTTGGTCAAGCACGGGGTCAAGAAGTCGAAGCCCCAGCACTGGGCCCAGATGCAAGTGTATATGCTCGGCCTTGATATCGACCGGGCGCTTTATGTGGCCATTTGCAAGGACGATGACACGCTCTACTCCGAGCGCGTGCGGCTCGACGTGGAGGCGGCGGAGTCGCTCGTGGAGCGGGGGCATAGGCTGAGCCTCGATGATCGCCTTCCCCCGCCCCTCTCAACCGACGCCACCCATTGGCGCTGCAAAATGTGCCCGGCCCATGGCTTCTGCCACGGCGAGGTGGCGCCCAATCGGTCCTGCCGGTCCTGTAAGTGGGCCCGCGCAAAGGACGACGCCACCTTTTACTGCGAGCGGCACGGAGGCACGATTCCGCGCAACTTCGAGCCCAAGGGCTGTGACGAGTGGGAGGTGATTGAGGATTTGGAGGTGCAGCACCGATGAGGTTCGATGTTGAGTTGAAGCGCTATCTGTCGCGGGGCATGACCTTGCAGCACCGGCGGCTTGAATGGATTCGACGACTGAAGAACGGCGAGCCGTACCAGAACCAGATGGAAGAGCGGGTCAAATGGAAGCAAGAGGTAGTCGCAAGGGCGGATAACCACCTCCCGCTGCCCGCCACTTGGGACATTTTGCCGACGTACTTTTAAGGAGGAGCGATGCTCCGCGATTACCAGCAGCGCGCCATTGCCGCGCTCTATGAATGGTTTAGAAACAACGCCTACGGCAACCCCGTGCTGGAGCTCCCCACCGGCGCCGGGAAGAGCCACATTGTGGCCCAGCTGTGCCGCGACATCATGGCCGAGAATCCGTCCGCGAGAGTGCTCATGCTCACCCACGTCAAGGAGCTCATCGAGCAGAACGCAGGCAAGCTCCGCGAAGCTTGGCCCAACGCGCCCATGGGCATCTTCAGCGCTGGCCTCGGCCGCAAGGACATCGACGCCATCACCTTCGCCGGCATTCAAAGCATCTATCGGCACGCGGCAAAACTTGGCCATGTGCACCTCGTCGTCATCGACGAGTGCCACCTCGTGAACAATAACAGGGACGGACGATACCGGAAGCTCCTTGATGCGCTCACCGAGATCAACCCGGACCTGCGCGTCGTGGGCCTCACGGCCACGCCCTACCGGCTCGGGCAGGGGATGCTTGATGAGGGCGAGGATGCGCTCTTCAGCGACATCATCAGCGTGGTCAGCATCAGCGAGCTCGTGGCGAAGGGCTACCTGTCACCCCTGCGCAGCAAGCTCCCGCCCAAGGGCCAGATTGACCTGCTCGGCGTTGGCAAGGTGGCCGGCGAGTTTAACCAAAGGGAGCTGGAGGCGGCGGCACGGCTCTCCGAGATCGAGGCCGTTGAAGCCATCATCCAATACAGCGGAGGCCGTGGCTCGTGGCTCATCTTCTGCACCGGGGTCGATCATTCTGATGAGGTCGCCTCCGCCCTGCGTCAGCGCGGCGTCAGCGCGGCCTCGATCACGCAAAACACGCCCAAGGACAAGCGGGCCGAGCTCATTGCCGAATTCAAGGCCGGGCGCATCCAAGCCCTCACCAACTGCAACGTGCTCACCACCGGCTTCGACCATCCCGGCATTGATCTCATCGCCTTCCTACGCGCCACCATGTCGGCGGGGCTGTACATGCAAATGGCCGGGAGAGGCATGAGGATCGCAGAAGGCAAGACCGACTGCCTTGTGCTCGACTTCGCCGGCAACATTGAGCGCCATGGCCCCGTGACCAACGTGAAGCCCTCGAAGCGCTCGCGGAGCGAGGATGGCATTGAGGGCGACTCCCCGGTCAAGGCGTGCCCCGAGTGCCACGAGCTCGTGCTCATCAGCGAGATGACCTGCCCCGCCTGCGGCCATGTGTGGCCGGAGAAGGAGCGCGAGTGGCAGCTGGCGGACGACGACATCATGGGTGCCAATTCCACCCGCGTGGTCAAGGTGGCCGATTGGGCTTGGCGCGAGCACATTGCGAAGAAGTCGGGCAACTACATGGTCAAGGTGACCTACTATCCCTCCGCCCTAAGCGAGATTCCGGTGACGGAATATCTGGCCATCCTCAATCAAGGCTATGCTGGCGAGAAGGCCCAGCAGCGCCTGCTAAGCCTCTTCGAGCGATCCGGTGCGGAGCGCTGGAGCAATGCGCTGCCCGAGCTATGCGACATCCTGAACCAAGCCCAGCCGCCAGCAGCCATCAAGGTGGAGAAGCAGGGCAAATGGGATCGGGTCATTGGGACCGAGTGGTGAGGCTCCTGCGCGACGATAAGCGCTTCTTGGCGCGTCTGCTGGAGCCGCTGAAGCATGAAGCCAAAGGCCGCGTCATGTGGGCCTACAGGGCCGCGTGGCAGGATGGGGAGGCGGAGGAGTCAGCGTCGCATCGGAAGGAAAACGCCGGCCGTAGGGCCGCCAATCTGTGGGTCAGGGAGATGATGATGGAAACACCGGCAGCCGTTTTGCGGTATCGTGAATTGATCAAGCAAGGGCCGCCGCGCTTTTGCCACACCTGCGACCATTTCGACAAAGAGGAAGGACACTGTGCCCACTTCGACGCGACGCCCCCGGCCGACTTCACGGCGACGGAAAACGCCTGCGACCAGTGGACGATCGAGGTGCCCTTCTGAACATTGGGAGCAGCGTGAGCTCGTCAAATGGTTCCGCCAGACCTATCCCCACACCCGCATTTTTTCCGTACCGAACGGTGCGGCCGTGAGCCCTGCCCAAGCGGCTCGGCTCAAGGTCGAGGGGTTGAGCGCTGGCGTTCCCGATCTCTGCGTGCCGGAATGGTCCCTGTGGATCGAGATGAAGCGGCAGGAGGGAGGCCGGCTTAGTGCGGCGCAGAAGGACTGGATTGCCTACCTTGAGGAGGTTGGGCACACCGTGATCGTGGGGAAAGGGTGGGAGGATGCGCGTGGCCAAATCATTCGCATACTACAACGAATTTGACCCATACGCGGCGCAATGGCTCCGCAACCTGATAGCAGCTGGGCACATCGCGCCTGGCGTCGTCGACGAGCGCAGCATCGAGGAGGTGAGCGCAGATGACCTCAAAGGATTCACGCAGTGCCACTTTTTCGCAGGGATCGGTGGATGGGCTCTCGCAGCTCGACTTGCTGGATGGGCTGATGATGAACCCCTCTGGACCGGCTCCTGCCCCTGCCAGCCCTTCAGCGCGGCAGGAAAGCGAGGAGGGACCGAGGACGAGCGCCACCTTTGGCCAGTCTTTTTCCGCCTCATCGCGCAGTGCCGTCCTCCAGCAGTTGCTGGAGAGCAGGTTGCATCAAAGCTTGGATACCAATGGCTCGCCGGAGTACGCGCTGACTTGGAGTCGGAAAACTATGCCGTCGGGGCCGTCGATTTGTGCGCTGCGAGCGTCGGCGCGCCCCACATCAGACAGCGAATGTGGTGGGTGGCCGACGCCGGTGACATCGGATCACACGAGCTCAAGGAGAGCCACGGCGCACAAGGAGCATTGGACCAGCAATGCCGGGACGACGCTGACCGATGCGGCTTGGTATGCAACGGGATGGCCGACACCGGACGCCTCAGCGATGAACGTGGGGGCGGACTGGGAGAAGCATCAACAGCGCCTAGAGAGGATGAAGCTCAAGAAATACAACGCGAACGGAGCCGGTTTAACGCTGGGAGCAGCGGCAGCAGCTTTTGGAGCGGAGACTGGATCAACTGCGCCGACGGAAAAGCGCGGCGCATTGAACCCAGCATTGAGCCGCTGGCTCATGGGATACCCGGCCGAGTGGGACGCCTGCGCGCCTACGGCAATGCCATCGTCCCGCAAGTCGCGGCCGAAGTCTTGAAGGCGTGGAGGTTCTAAGCCTCCCCTTTTTAGAAAGAAACGGTCTATAGAATTTCTGGAGAAAGGCTAAGTGCAGGCGTAGGGTTAAGGCTCCAAAACAAGGAGGCACCACCATGAACAAAGCCGCTTTCATCGCCCTCATCGCCCTCTTCGGCGCAGCCATCGCCACCGATCAATCCTATGTGGACGCGCAGGCCGAGCAGGACCACACCGAGGAAATGGTCTGCATGGGCTATTGGCCCCCGGAGGTTGCCGAGTTTGAGCTCGACTGCTCCGACTACGGAGGCCGCCATGAGTTTCGCCAATGAGCTCCTCCAAGCGCTCGCCCGTGGTCATCATCTCCAATTCGAGGAGCCGCCACGCTCAGCGCGTAAATCCGCGCCGGCCCACCTACGCTCGCGAAATCCAGCTCGGCCGGAAGGCGCGGCTGATGAACCGATGGCGGGACACCTGCCCCTTCGGGATGGCGGAGATCGGTCGCCGCATGGCGTGGCTGGCGGGATGGGAGGACGCGCACCATGAGCTCGGCTTTGAGCGTGTCTGATGTTGACGCCATCATTGATAGAATGACGGAGGAGGAGCTCATCGACTTCATGGGTCCGCA